AGGAGTACCACAACATTCTGGCCCTGCTCACCCGTACAGTGCCGGAACTGGCCGACTACATCGAACTGGAGAACAATGCCATTGAGGGCGGCACTGAGGCCCTGCGCCAGCACACCGAAGCCTGGAAAAAGGACGCAGAGGCCCAGGCGTACCAAGAGTACATCAATGCTCTGTATGACCAGTACGGTGAGGTCATGGCGGAGTCCGCCGAGAACAGCATCAAGCTCACCCAAGCTCAAATCAAGCTGGAAACGGCAGAGAAAAATCGGGATGCCGCGTTGGAGCGGATGAACGAGCTCTCCCAGGAGGCATATGAAAACGGGGAGTTTCTCAGCCAGGAGTATTACCAGCTTGAAAATGCCCTCTACGGCTATAACGATGAAATCTACACCGCCCAGCGGGAAATCGACAACCTCAACAAGGCCATAGATAAGGATGCGGAAGCAGTGGCCGCTGCTGAGGCCGAGATCGAGAGCGCCCAGGAGGCGGTGGAGCAACTAACCGGCGTTACCGAGGAGCAGACGGAGGCGGAGGCCGAGGCCGCAGCGCAGACCCAGGAGCTGCAGGCCGTCATCGGTGATACCGCCGAGCAGGTGGCTGCTCTGGCCGAGGCTTACAACGAGGCATACACGGCTGCGCTGGACTCCATTTCGGGGCAGTACAACCTTTGGGACGAGGCGGCTGCTGTGGTCGAGACCAGCGCCGGAAGCATCAACAACGCCCTGGAGAGTCAGATCACCTATTGGGATAACTACAATCAAAACCTGGAATCTCTGCGGGAGCGGACAGCCGACATTGAGGGTTTGAGCGATGTGATCGCCAGCTTTGCCGATGGCAGCGAGGACAGTGTAAACGCCATTGCAGGAATGGCCAGCGCCAGCGATGAAGATCTGGCCGCCATGGTGGCCAACTGGCAGGAGCTGCAGCAGGCCCAGGCGGACGCTTCTCAGAGCATCGCCGATCTGAAGACCGATTTCTCCAACCAGACGGACGAATTGCAGTCCGATCTTGCAGCAGACATCGAGGCCATGGACTTGGGGGATGAGGCAACAGCAGCGGGCCGGGCCACCATCCAGGGGTACATTGACGCGGCAAGCGATATGCTCCCCCAGGTGAAAAGCGCGTATGCGAATCTGGCGCGGGCGGCGTCCAATGCCCTGGGTACACCGTCCTACAGTAATAGCGCGTATGCGGCAAACAGCAGCGTCCCCATGTATGCCAGCGGTACCGACAGTGCCGCGCCTGGTCTTGCCCTGGTGGGCGAGGAGGGGCCGGAGCTGGTCTACTTCAACGGCGGGGAAAAGGTCATGGATGCGGCGAAGACCGCTGCCTTCCAGTCTAATGCCACGCCGGGCCTCTCCGCAATGCTTTCGCCTTCGGTTGGCTCCGCGCCCCCGGTGACTGTGACCTTTCAGATTCAAGGCAATGCCACCCAGGAAACAGTGCAAGACCTGCGGGGCTTTGCGGACGAGATCGTTTCGACAGTGCTTGACGCATTGGATGAGGCCAGCGAGGACGCACGAAGGAGGGCCTACTGATGGCAAAGACCTACACCACCGTTCAGGGGGATATGTGGGACAGCATCGCATTTGCCCAGCTGGGGAGCGTTGACCACACCGACAAGCTGATGAATGCCAATCTCCAGTATCGGGAGTATTACATCTTCCCGGCGGGGATCGTCCTGACCCTGCCGGAGATCAGGGAGAGCGTCAGCAGTTCGCTGCCGCCCTGGAAGAAGGTGGGCTATGAGCAATAAGGACAACGCCCGCCGCACCGCTGCACAGATCGCTTTCAATAAAGCGGATATCACCACATCCATCGGCCCTTACCTCAAATCCATGACCTATGTGGACAACGAGGAGGACGAAACTGACGAGATCCAGATCCAGGTGCATGACCGGGATTCGATTTGGATGGAGAAATGGCTGAACGATGCCATCGATGCGGCGTCCTCCACGTCCTCCAGTTCGTCGGATACACCGTCTGGCGGCGGGGAGACCGTCTACACCGTTGTGAAGGGTGATACGCTGTCCGGCATTGCCGCGAAATACGGAACCACCTATCAGGAGATCGCCAAGGCAAACGGCATCAAAAATCCGAACCTGATCTATCCGGGCCAGCAATTCAAAATTCCGGGGACGGGCGGCGGGGAGACCAGCGGCGATGTTTCCGCCGACCCCGGCCTCAAGATAGATGCGGTGATCGTCCGGGAGAACTGGACGGGGGACGGCAAGGACGCGGTGCTGCCCTGCGGGGAATTTGAGCTGGACAGCGTGGCGGCCTCCGGGCCGCCCGCCGTCATCAACATCAAGGGTACGTCCCTCCCGTTTACCGCCCAGGTGCGCCAGACCAAGAAGTCCAAGGCGTGGGAAAACTACACCCTCTCCGGCATCGCCAATGAGATAGCCGGAGCCAACGGTATGGTCTGTATGTACGAATCGGCATCAGACCCTTTTTACTCCCGCGTGGAGCAGGTCAAGACCAGCGATATTCAATTCCTGGAAACGCTCTGCCACAAGGCGGGCATATCGCTGAAGGCCACCAACCGCACCCTGGTCCTGTTCGACCAGGCGGCCTATGAGTCCAAGGCGGCGGTGTTCACCATCAGGCGGGGGAGCGGCGTCTACACCAAGTACAAACTGAACGTGGGCACGGCGGACACGCAGTATTCCTCCTGCCGGGTGAGCTATGTCGACCCGAAAGGAAAGTGCATCTCGGCCACGGCGAAAATCGAGGACTACAATGCGGACGCCAAGAACAACCAGCAGCTGGAGATTACCGCCAAGGTCACCGACAAGGACGAGGCCAAGGCCCTGGCGGAAAAGCTCCTGCGCAAGCACAACCGCTACGCCAAGACCGCCTCGTTCACACTCCCCGGCAATCCCGACCTAGTGGCCGGGGTGACGGTGATGCTGGAGAAGTGGGGCGGCTGGGATGGCAAGTACATTGTCACTCAGGCAAAGCATACCGTGGGCGGCTCCGGGTACACGGTGCAGGTCAGACTTCGGAGAGTATTGGAGGGGTATTGATGGAACGGGAAATGGAGACCTCGCTGGAAAATCTGGTGCGTGTCGGAACCGTCACCTGGGCTGACCCGGTCAAGCGGGTGGCCCGCGTGAAGTTCCAGGACATGGATCTCCCGTCCGCCCCCCTGCACGTCCTGGCAAATCGGCCCTACATTCCGGACTACGAGACAATGCCCCAGCGGACGGAGTTCGAGGCGGGCGGCAGCGGTGACCCGGCCTTCGCCAGCCATAAGCACGACCTGCTGATCAAGCCGTGGATGCCCAAGGTCAACGCTGTGGTGCTGTGCATATACCTCCCCGGCTTCAATACGGATGGCTACATCCTGGGTGAAATTGGGGCGCTGGGCGAGCTCAAGCAGATGGAATAGGAGGTGGCACAGTATGGTTATCGGCTGTTTAGGAGACATCGTTTTTCAGGTGTCGGAGGCCACGGTGCGCACCCTGGACAATATGACCTGGTCCGGCTCTGCCCGGTACGCCATCCACGAGCGCCACCTGACCCACGCCCTCACGGAGTTTGTCGGGCTGGACCCGGACAAGATCACCTTCGATATCACCCTGTGTTCCGACTTGGGTGTAGACCCCATCACAGAGGTGGTGAAAATCTGGAACATCGAGCGCAGCGGGAAAGCGGTGCCGCTGACCATCGGCACCAAGGGCTACGGAAAATACCGCTGGAATATTACCAAGCACGAAATGAAGGCAAAGGCCCACTTTATAAACGGCGACATCCACACGGCCACCGTTTCTGTCAGCCTGCAGGAGTATCTGGGAGGATAGGCTATGAGCTACACCGTTTCCGCAACTGACCTGAAATCTATCCAGTTCAACGAGAAGAACGAGTTAAACGCAGTCCTCCAGAATATCGCTGTGATCCTCTCCACACCCATGGGCACCGTGCCCCTTTACCGGGACTTTGGGCTTGACTGGTCTTTCCTGGACAAGCCCACCCCCGTGGCGAAGGTGCTGATGGTCGCCCCGGTGCGGGAGGCCATCCAGAGGTGGGAGCCGCGGGCCACGGTGCTGGATGTCTCGTTTTCAGAGGACCCGGCCCAGCCGGGGGTGCTGATTCCAAGAGTGGAGGTGGACATCAACCTTGAGTAGAAACACAGAGCATCAATTCATACCCACGGACACCGGGGAGGTGGTGGCCCTCCTCACGGCGCTTTACGAGAAGATCACCAAGACTACCGTGCATCCCGCCAGCCCGGAAAGACTGTTCATCCAGTACATGGCCAACATCATCATCCAAGAGCGGGTGCTGAACAACTACACTGGCAACCAAAATATTCCCAGCCGCGCCGAAGGGGAGAACCTGGACGCCCTGGCCGAACTGACTCACATCAAGGGCAGGCCGGAGGCCAAGCCCGCCGTGTGCAGTGTGCGGTTTTCCATTTCGGAGGCTCAGGACACGGCCATCCTGATCCCCGCCGGCACGAGGGTAACAGACCCCGCCAACACCCTGATCTGGGAAACGGAGGCCGATGCCTACGTCCCCATCGGGGAGACCTCCGTGGAGCTTTCGGTGCGCTGCCAGACTGCCGGGACTGTCGGCAACGGCTATGCCGCCGGCCAGATCAACACGCTGGTGGACGTCTACGACTACTACTCGGAGTGCGTCAGCACCACGGAATCGGGCGGCGGCTCCAACGTGCCGGACGATGATGAATACTATGAGCTGATGCGGGCCAGCATGGACTCCTTCAGCTGCGCCGGAGCCAGGGGCGGGTACATCTTTTGGGCGAAGCAGGTCAGCACGGAGATCGCGGACGTGATCGCCAACTCTCCGACCCCTGGCGTGGTCAAGCTGTATGTCCTGATGGACGGCGGGGAGCTGGCCAACGAGGAGGTCAAGGGCGAGGTGCTGGCCGCCTGCAATGCCGATGAGGTGCGCCCCCTGACCGACCAGGTATTCGTGGAGGACGCGGAAGTCGTCAGCTACGACATCGACTTCACCTATTACATCCAAACCGGGAGCGCGGCCAGCGCAGCGGACATCGCTGCGGCGGTGCAGATGGCGGTGGATGAGTTCAACACCTGGCAGTGCGCACGCCTGGGCCGGGACATCAATCCCTCGCGTCTGATCAATCTGCTGATGCAGACGGGGATCAAGCGTGTGGATCTGAGGGCCCCGGCCTTCACTGTCCTCCGGGACGGCGGAGACAAGACCGTGCCGCAGGTCGCGTCCTTCGGAACCGCCGCCATTGTGAACGGGGGCTATGAGGATGAATGATCACGGCCTCACAAAGGAAAACCTGGCCGGAACCCTGCCCCCGGCACTGCGGTCTGACCCGTTCGTGGTGGCGCTGTCCGAGGCCCTCGCCGAACTGCTGGCCGCCCGGCCGGCGGAGATCGACCGGCTGCTGATCTACCCGGCCATTGACACACTGGACGAGCCCCTTTTGGACATCCTCGCCCGTGACTTCAAGGTTGACTGGTGGGACCCGGAATACAGCCTGGAGGAAAAGCGGCGGACGCTGAAGGACAGCTGGCGCGTCCACAGGCTCCTGGGAACCAGGGCCGCCGTGGAAACGGCCATCTCCGCCATCTACCCGCACACGCAGGTGCTGGAGTGGTTTGAGTACGGCGGGGAGCCGTACCACTTCCGGCTG